AAAAATATTTTGTTGTATTTGTTCCAAACCTAATGATTCTTGAGGAGCGCAGGGTTAGCCTAGCAGCATCTTGAGCTTTTTATCGCCATCCTTGATCCTGCCTTCAGCGACAATCTTCTTAGCGAATGAGATCATTCTCTCCCGCATAGCAGCTCTGTCGGTGTAGTCAGGAACTTGGTCGATCTTGCCTTCGGTTAAATAAGGAGGATCTCCGGTGTTGTTGTTGACAATCGTAATGTTGACTCGTTTGTCACCCTTGTAATGCTCGGCAATCTTCTTAATGTTTTCAGAAGCTTTGATATGAGCATCAAGCTGGGTATCCAATCGGACGGTCCGGGGGCGTTTCAAATTGAGCAATACGGCAAGGTCAAGAGACGCATTGGTGTAAACGATGTCCACGCCACCCTTAGTAATTTGAAGGGTTTGATCGATCTTGTCAGTAGAGGATTTAAAGTTGCCCAATACAGAATCAAAGGTCAAGCAATCTTCTTCAAGACCAAGCATATCTTTAGCCATCTTTTCAGATTCAGACTTGCCTGATCCACTACCGCCAGCCGTAAACATGGTGGCAGAGGTATCGTTGTTTTTCGCTTTTTGCTCGAGAGCGTCTTTCCAAATTACCTTGGACAAGTAAGAACTTGGCTCATGTACGGCTGCAGCCAATGATGGATCTTTTGCAAAATTTGGATCTAACTTCTTAACGAGGTCAGGATCTATTTTGTTTCCGAATGTTGCCTTGTATTCGGCAATCAGCTTCGGGGTGTCTTTTAGGATTTCTTCGTAAAAGCCGTCTTCAATACTTCGCTCATGGTCATTGAGTCCGGGTGAATGCTCGAATCCATGTTGGTCGACATATCCACCGTTAGGAAGCTCTTTGGTTTTTTTGAACCCGCTTGCTTGCGCTTGGCTGGATCCTGTCTTTTCCTCCAAAGGGAGATCTTTTTGAGCAGACTCAGGGGACTTTTCAGCAGATCCATGAGACTCACCTTTTACTTCTTTTTTTTTAGATTCTTTGGATTCAGGGGCTGCACTTGCGCCACCGGAACCGAATTGTCCGTTTTTTGCACGAGGATGATCTTCCTCTTTAAATTCTGCATCGTCTTGAGATACGCAATTAGGGACTTGCTTGCCGTCTTTGTCCTTCATGCCAAATTGCTCGTAACCTTCCCAGCAGGGATCTTTGTCTTGGGTTACTTGCAGCATCTTGCCAACAGGACCTTCGCCATCTTCAGGATCGGCAAAGTCTCCGTCAGTTGTTTTGTATGAGAGTTCCTCATTCTTTGGCAATGGTGTCCAAATACCGTCTTGCACCTTCTCGAAATCTTCCTCAGCGAGTTCCTCGCCTTCAGGGTCTTGATCTTCAAGAATACCGATTTCGTTGTAGCCGGACTGCTTGTCAGTTGCCACACGTTGACGCTCATCTTCGCTGCTGATAGCACCGGAGCCGATCAACGCTTGTCCAGCCTGAGCCTTAGCAAGGTTAGTCGCAGCCAATTCCTCGGCAGTTGGTGTATCGAGTGGAAGCCAGTTCAATGTAGTTTCGAGGTCGAGCTTTTTCTTGAGCTGTGGCTCTACAAAAGACTTGATAACCAGTTGATGATGACGCTCAGCGAATGGGGTCAGATCGTTTGATTGGATCGACTCCAGCATTTCGTGATAGCTTGCTTCCTCGTATTCGCCAGTGGCATTAAAGCCCTTCGGAGAAGTACCGAGCAGTTTAGTAGCTGGCACACCTGCAATAGCAGCCACAAGCTGATATTGGGTCATGATGAGGGAATCGAAGTCGGCTAGAGAAGTGTCGAACTGTTGGAATTCGTCACCTTCTTTATCGCCCAGTTTGACTCCGTAGTTGTCACGATAAGCAGCCCATTGCTGCAATCTTCCGATTGCTGCGTTGGTGTCGCTCATGACGGCTTCCATATCGGTTAGCCAAATTGTTGTCCGCTTGGACATTGCCAACTGAGGGGCTTCATTGGAAACTCGCTCGGCAGCATAGACTCGCTCCATGATCTGCTGAGTCAATGGCACACCGCCATAAATGTATTGGGGCTTGAGTACGTCTACTGGCTCGGCATGACGGAAAATGATTAAGTGGCTACGGTGAACCTTCTTACCGTTGATGATCCACCAAGTCGGCTCGTAGAAGTGCAGGGTATCCGGTTGGCTGGCAGAAGCACCGTCCAGCATTGGAGCTGTCCAGTACGGGTCAACTTGTACGATCCCTTTATAGGAACCTGCAGTCACGCCATCAATGTTGAAAGGCTTCTCGTAATAATCTTTGTCAGTCGAAATGACTTTAAACATTGCAATGCGAATGCCGAAAATTCGACCCTTACGGATGAATTCACGCATATTGAAATTGAGCTTGTACGCTTTGTCGTAAGCCTTGATGATCTTAACGGCTTCAGGATCTAGCTCGTCACCGTCAACGGTAACTACGTTGTAGCCCTTACGGATAGCATCATCGGCTGGCATAGCACAAGCCTTATTCACTAACCAGTTTTGCGCCAAGATACCGCATAACTGAGCACCGATAAAACCTTGTGAAACATACCAGCCAACTACTGCATCGGAAACGGTATTCATACCGTTTGCGTACATTTTGAAATTAGCTACTCCATTGCTGGAGTCATCCATAGCGTATTCGCCATAGAACGCTGGCTGAGTCTTTTTGATCGCTTCCAAAGAGTCAGCCAATTTGAATCGTTTAGCATCGGGATCGAGAATATCGAACGCATGAGTGCTGAATAGGCTTTTACGAGCCTTGGGCTTAATAGGTTCTTGTTGAACCTCTGTCTTTCCTTTTAGCCACTTAAACATAAAATCCTATCCAAAGAAACTCTTGCGAGGAATCATTATTTCAGAAAACGCTCTTGATAACGAGTCCACTTGGTCATCATGTGATCCATTGGGGAATATTCGCATTTCGTTTATCAAGGGTGCATTCCAATCTCCTCGAAGCATTAATACGTTACCAATATTAACTTGAGCAGCAAACGGCTCTGCTCTCGTGATTTTGTCGCCCGACTCGGGTGAGCTTTTGACAGTATATCCTGACAATGCTCGGGTTAGGTACAAGACTTGCGTTTTACCTGCTTGACCGGGATCTTGCGGAATGCTCACTTTGACGGCTTTTCCATCAAGTGCAGCCGTATTAACCATTGCTGCGTCACGCTGATCGGGACCCACACGCAGTCGAACCATATCTGCAATAACAAACCTGCCATCCGATAATCGCCCAAGTTTTCCTCCCGCAGTGTAGTCACCGTCTGTAGTGCTGGCTAAGTCCCAGCCCCTGCACCATTTAATTTCGCCAGCAGGTAATGCGTCCACGATCTGTATTTGATCGGGTTTAAACAAGTCTCCGTCTAGTGGAGCAGGTCTTTGTTGATAGAGAGCTGCCCACGTCCTCGGATTACTTTCAAATTGCGCCCAGTGCTTCTCATCGAACCATTCGGTCCAAAGGTATTCACCGATCTGTCTGCCAAGGGGATCTCCCTCGTTTTCGCATTTAGCGGGTAAGCAGACCACTTCCCAGTAGTTGCCGTCCTTGCAGAGAATCCTGCCGGACTCACCTTTCCAGCCATCGGGAAGTATTCGTCCAGCGAGGTCATCCTCGTGCCAACGGGTTTGAATGAGGACAATCCAGCCTCCCGGTATCAAACGGGTCTTTAGATCATCCTCGAAAGCGTCATAGGTTTTATTACGGATTGTGTCCGAATTAGCTTGCTCACGTCCCTTGATAGGGTCATCAATGATGATTCCATGAGCTCGATTACCAGTAACGCCCCCGAGAATACCGCAAGCCATGTATTCGCTGCCGTTGTCCAGTGAGAACTCTTGAGCAGCCGAAGACTCGACTGTCAGCCCAGTTCCGAAGATTCCTCGGTATCTAGGCTGCTTAATGATTGATCGGGTGCGTCTACCCAGTTTTCGGGCTAGATCGTCACCATAGCTGGCTAGGATCACCTTACGGTTTGGCTGAGCCCCAAGGTACTTACTGGGGAAAACTACTGAGGCATAGGTCGATTTGGCACTGCCCGGGGGCATAAATACCATCATTCGACCATACGGAGTATTTGCTACTTCATCTAGCTTTTGCAATAAAAGCCGATGATGATGAGCCATCGTGGTTTCGATTGGCTCAAAGAATTCAGTGTCGGGATCGTCTGTGGACGGTTTACCCGGTACATCAATAGCGTTGGCATACTGCAGAATGTCTGCACGAGCCCTGCGCCTGATTAGGACTTCCTTAGCTGCTTCGGCTTGCGATGGCAAGGAGAGCCTCGTCTGTCATTTCCCGCAGATTTGAGTCTTCGGTACTTGTGAATTTCTGCACTTGTTCCTTGTTTGCATTGAGCAATCCCAAGGGAACTTTGCTGGCTTCGTTTGCCATGTCTTGCAATGCGCTCACCGTCTTGAGTGCGACCATGCC